ATCGGTAATCGACATTGATCCACTAACACGGCGGCATCCTCAGTGCATCTGGCAGGGAAGAGACGAGTGAAAGCGGAGAAAAGCGTGGCACCATGGGAGGCGTCGCATTTCGATATATCGATGTTGAATGTGTAGACTTTTCCATTGTGTCGTACGGAATAACAGGCATCATCAGAGAATATGACATAATAAAAACGTCCTTTGGGGGCAATCAACTGTTTGAAAACCTCGCGCAGCTTAGACTGACTGGGTTTCTTTACAGTTTCGATGGTGCCGCCGTAGATGTATATCCTCTCTGTGCTCTGGGCCTCTTTCAGACGAGCTGTCAGCACAAACCCCTGTAGGGAGGCTGCGCATCCTAGATCGCCAATCATCCGTGCATATTTGGCTAGTTTAGCAATTTCGTTTGTTTTTAATTTATACTTGACCTTCTCTAACCACAACCGCTGGTGGCGAGTTTCCAAACGGTAACCAGCGGAGTTGAGGGCGGCCCATGCCTCGATCCTCAGAGCCTTCTTCTCATGTGGATCGGCGTGGTGCAACGCAGCCTCCTCCTCTGCATTAGTGTACCCGTCAAAGTATGGGTGATATAATTTTGCGATGTCACTATGGACATTCACGTGTCCATATAGGAAGATGGTTTGATTAGACCGATAGGTGTATGCCTTTCCCTCTTCATCTGGCCAAGGGAGGGCTGTTACGCGTCGCAAACCAGTGCCCGTGCAGGCATCGCATTTACACAATATTACGCCGGTGTGGGCGGCGCATGGACCGAAATTGGTTCGGTACACCCTACTAGGTCGGTAGGCTAATCGTGTTTCTTGTTTGTCAATGTTGAATTTTAAGTCACCATCCTGGAAAAACTCCTTCCCTCGGGTGATGACGAATCGTCTTGAATCAAAGACGAATTTATCGTCTACGGTGCATTTGACTGCGCCGAAGCGAAAGGGGTCTCTTAACTCGCGTGCACCGCGCGAGGCCCCGTTCTGTGAAAAGTTGGCACAAACTTCTGATTAGGATTCAAGGAATATCTTCCGGCGTTAATCAGGAAATAGTGGTTGTGCACGGCGTGTAATGTGTTCTCATACGTTTGAGGGTGCTTCATTAACGCTTGTATGTTGTAACCTGGGATCACCGCGACAGATGCTAGGAAGGCTATCTTTCCTATGTATGTTGGGTTCACCACTCCGTCGGACATGATCATCTGTCCAGCGGTGAGATTCGGGCACTCCTGGGTCAAGTAATTAAACAAGACGTCAAAAGTCCATCCTTTCCGTTCTCGAGTGTAACCCCCACTTTTAAATAAGTCTGTCCATCGCCGCTTCTTGGTGAAGGCTTTATACTGCCAGTGCATGCACCAGAGCATCCTCCACCGCCTCCGCGATTGCGCGGCGGTCGTCGTTGTCAATAGATTCAATTCGCCCTCCCAACCTGCAATGTCGGTCTGAGCGGTAGCTTGAGTGATCCAATCCCGTAACCGGTCCCACCATGAATTGGCTCCGTCTTCTCCGCATGAGAATAAGCGCCGTTTCTTCCTGGGACCTGTGGCTAAGGGGATGACCTCGGTGACTGCCGGGGGTGATGTTAGTTTAGGTTCTGCGATCACAGGTAGCGCACTTAGTGGTGGCTTACCTGGAGGACGTGGTGGCAAAGGGGTACTCTTGGGTGTCGGAGGACTCCCAGGAGGACGCGGCGGCGTGGGCCGCCCTGGCTGTGAGGGGGTGTGCCCCCCATACTTCAGCTCCGCCATCTCTTGTTCGCTTAACTCTCCTTCCACAGTGGAGATGGGCAAGTCCGGTAGGTCGTCGTCAGCGTTCCACCCGCTTTCTTCGTCCTCCGACTCTGCCTCCATCAACTTTCTGTTATGCGCAATTAGTCTCAAATGTTCTCCAATCGTCTGTCGTTTACCATTCGGCATCCGCATCACGTGCTCCTGATGTACAGGGTACGGGATTTCTCCCGGGGGTGTGATGTCTGTCTGCTCCGTGGCAACGCTGTTGATCCTCAGCTCATGACCTTGCGTCTCCGTTGACCGGATGTCCTCCTCGGTGTAATGGGTGCCGACTCGGACTTCTATCTGTCCTAGCCTCACATATTGTTCCGTGTTGTGACCGTGTTTAGGTAGTGCGCACCTCTTGGGCTCCACTTTACACTGCTCCCATTTTGGACTTCCGTCTCCTCGCTTTTTCTTACCCGATTTAATATCGGCCTCGTGGGCTCGTAGCGCGGCCCCTTCCAGTTTCTTCCCTTTTATCTGATGGAAGTGTCCCACTGGGTGGTGATTGGTTGAACACTCTACTATGTCTGCGGAGTATGAGGGTTTGAGGTCTGGCTTCGGTCCTTCTCCTTCAAACCCTTTGGTACAATCAAAGGTTTTGCCACGTCGTCGACTTGACGTTTTGCTCTTATTACGCTTATCTGGAGCAGTCACGTGGGCTTTATTTGTCGCCTTGCGATCCTTCTTTTGATTACGCTTGTCAAAAGAGGTGGCGAATCCGCCGATCTGAGATGGGTACAACACTCCCCCATGCTCTTTTATGTGTACTTCTCCAATGTACACAATGCCCTCGGTGGGCGGTTTGTTTTGTAAAGTTGACTTCTTTTTCTTTTTGCTGGCTTTATTTTTAGACGTCCGCTTAGCGTCTTGTACAGGTTTTTTGTTAATTTCTTTCGGCATCATGGGGTTTTTGCATAGGACGGCAGTACCGCTTTCCCTACACTAATTTAGGGTTTTCCCGACTCGCTTTAGCTGTCAGGGTTGGGTTGAATCTCGGAGTTGGAGAATTTTCAAAAAAGTCTCCTAGACAATCTTAAAATCTAACATGCCTCGTTGCCCTGCACGGGCGCGGATGTCATCCAAAAGGTGCATGTTAGATTCGCCGAAGATTTTGGAGACAGGCTGTACGCCATGTCGAACCTCCTTGATTACATTACGTTATTTATGGGCTCATGGTCTCTTAAACCACCCGCCCTTAGTCAG